CCCAATCATACGGGAGTCGATCAATCAAGTCCTTCCAAGTGAAGTGCCATAGATCAACAAAACTAAGGTCATAATCATCTTCCATTAAAATTACATATTCGTCTTTAGATTCAAAGTACCATTTTTTTAGAGTATCTATCAAATAACAATTGTATGCTAAACATCTAGTTGATGCTTTTTCAGAATGCCCTGGACTTAATTTATACAAAATATCATCGTCTCTCATTACAACCATAGAATATCTCATGTTGTAATAATTGAACTGATTTTCCATGTATACATGTCTGTCTACCTTATCTGGTAGCGTAAAGCAGTATACATGCGGAATCCCATTCAAGGCAACCATTATAAAAATTGTTTTTTATATTTATCCTAAATAACTGAGTAATCCACATTTTAACAATGGACGACATTTTAGATATGATTATCGGTGACGAATCTCCATCGAACGTCTCTGATAAGATCAAAGATATGCTCTATGCAAAGACTTCGGAAAAGGTAGAAGCACTGAGACCTGAGGTGTCAAACAGTATGTTTGATGATGCTGGTGAGGTTGAAGACTGAACGCGGATAAATAACTAAATAATCGATTGCGTGTTCAGAGATGAAGCTGATTAGGGAAGAGATTGAGAAGGTTGAAGTTCTCACTGAGACCGTTAATGGTAAGAAGAACATGTTCATTAAGGGTGTGTTCCTCCAAAGTGAGATGGTCAACCGTAACGGTAGAATGTACCCCTTTCCAATCATGGAAAGAGAAGTGAAGAGATATTCTAAGGATTATGTTGCTAAGGGCAGAGCACTTGGCGAACTGGGTCATCCTGATGGTCCAACCGTAAACCTCGATAGAGTATCCCATAAAATTACCGAACTCAAGCAGGACGGTAATAACTTTATCGGTAAAGCACAAATTCTGCATACCCCTATGGGTAAGATTGCGGAAGCACTTCTCAAAGATGGCGTAACACTCGGCGTGTCTTCTCGTGGAATTGGTTCCCTGAGAGATAACGTCAAGTCGGGTTATAAAGAAGTTGGTGAAGACTTCATGTTGGCAACTGCTGCTGACATTGTTGCTGATCCATCTGCTCCTGATGCTTTTGTTCAAGGCATCATGGAGGGTAAAGAATGGGTTTGGGATGGAGGTATCCTCCGCGAAAAACTCGCTCAACAAACACAAATGAGAATTGAAGCAGCATCTAGACAAAGGGTATTAGAAGAGAAGAAATTGGACTTGTTCAATGACTTCCTGAATAATCTTTAAGACGCTATATATACAGTTCAACTTTTAAAAATAATAAATAAATATAGATTAAATTACAAAGGTTAATCGGAGAGTCTCAAATGTCTAGTGACAACAACTTACAGGAAATGGAAGCAGGCACAACTCAATCCAAGACCGCTGTCAATGCTGGTGCAAAGGCAGGCGATCCCATGCAGAAGCTTGCTCCTGGCGCAGTAGCAGGTCAAACGGGTTCGTATGAAGATCTTGGTGGTCCTACTCCAGACAACTATAAGTCCGACGACGAATCAGCTAAGCTGAAGACCCCTGGCGCAACCCTCAAGCAGGTACGCGACGTTGTAAACAAAGGCGCTAAGTCTGCGGATGCAATGAAGGGTATGAAGGAAGAGGAAGAACTCGATTCTGAAGAGGTAATCGAAGAAGACGAGGAAGTAACCGCAGAAGCAGAAGAAGTCGTATCCGAAGAAGAGGAAACCGAAGAAGAGGTTGTCTCCGAAGAGGAAGAGTCTGAAGAGGAAGTTGTCGCTGAGGCAGAAGAGATCGAAGAAGAGGAGTTTGATGTCTCTGAAGATGTCAGCGCCCTTCTTGAAGGTGAAGAGCTCTCGGAAGAATTCCAAGAAAAAGCTCGCACCATCTTTGAGGCAGCACTCCGCTCCAAGGTCGAAGAGATCAAGGAAGGAATGATTGCCGCTTATGACGAAGCATACGAGGAGCGCCTCGTAGAAGAAGTAACCGAGATTAAGTCTGCTCTGACAGAAAGAGTAGATTCTTATCTTGAGTACGTAGCTGAGGAATGGGTTACCGAAAACAGACTCGCCATTGAGAGCGGTCTGAGGGCAGAAATGTCTGAATCCTTCCTTTCTGGCATGAAGAGTCTTTTTGAAGAACATTATGTATCCATCCCTGAAGAGAAATATGATGTACTTGAGAGCATGGTAGAAAAACTTGATGAAATGGAGACAAAACTCAACGAGCAGATCGAAAAGAATATCACACTCAACTCCCGCCTCTCTGAGTCGGTTGCTGATGGTATCTTTGATGAAGTAGCTGAAGGTCTTGCCCTCAGTCAAAAAGAGAAGCTCGCCTCACTTGCCGAAAGTGTAGAGTTTGAAAGTGGCGACAAGTATCGTGAGAAACTGGAGATGCTGAAGGAGTCCTACTTCTCAGCAAAGAAAGCTCCTAAAGCGCAGACCGAGAATCTGTCTGAGGAAGTAGATATTGATGCAACAGGTCATGCACCTGATTACATGAATAGCTACCTCAGAACACTTGGTGCTGTTAGCAAGAAGTGATTTTTTAATTATCAATCAAACGTAAACTAAGGTAAAAGCAAATGTTCCAATCCGAGCATCTGCAGGAAAAGTGGGCACCACTTCTCGACTATGATGGTATTGATCCTATCAAGGATAACCACAGAAGAGCAGTAACCGCTGTCCTGTTAGAAAACCAAGAAAAGTTCCTCCGCGAACAACAAGCATTCCAAGGCGGAATTCTGAACGAAACCCCAACCAACGCAGCAAACGCTGCTGGTGCTAGTGGTGGATTCGGTGGAGACGCAGCTGCAGGTGGTCCTGTTGCTGGTTTCGATCCCGTTCTGATCTCCTTGATTAGACGTGCAATGCCTAACCTGGTCGCTTATGACCTCGCAGGCGTTCAACCAATGAGCGGTCCTACTGGACTGATCTTCGCAATGCGTTCCCGCTACACCAATCAGAGCGGAACCGAAGCACTGTTCAACGAAGCAGATACTGCATTCTCTGGTCAGCCAGATGGTCTTGATCAGGCTGCAGGATTCTCTGATGGCGTTGCAGGTATGGGTACTACTGCACAAGCAGGCAGCAACCCTGGTCTTCTGAACCCTGTTGGTACTTCATCCTCCACTGGCTATAACGTTGGTCAGGGTATGGTAACTGGTGATGCTGAGAACCTGGGCAATGGCGACGGTAATCAGTTCAACGAGATGGCATTCTCCATCGAGAAGGTTCTCGTTGAAGCCAAGTCCAGAGCACTGAAGGCAGAATACAGCCTTGAGCTTGCACAGGACCTGAAGGCAATCCACGGTCTGAACGCTGAAGCGGAACTCGCAAACATTCTCTCCACTGAGATTCTTGCTGAGATCAACCGCGAAGTCATCAGAACCATCTACAAGGTTGCTGAGCAAGGTGCTGCTGCAAACACCGCAACTGCTGGTGTATTCGACCTCGACATCGACTCCAATGGTCGCTGGAGTGTTGAGAAGTTCAAGGGTCTTCTGTTCCAAATCGAGCGCGATGCTAACGCAATCGCACAAAGAACTCGTAGAGGAAAGGGCAATGTAATCATGTGCTCCGCTGACGTTGCATCCGCACTGTCCATGGCTGGCGTACTCGACTACACCCCTGCACTCAACGCTAACCTGAACGTTGATGACACTGGTAACACCTTCGCTGGTGTTCTGCTTGGTAAGTACAGAGTCTACATCGATCCTTATGCTGCAAACGTTGCTGCTCAGCAGTACTACGTTGTTGGTTATAAGGGATCCTCTCCTTACGACGCAGGTCTCTTCTACTGCCCATATGTACCCCTCCAGATGGTACGTGCAGTTGGCGAGAACACCTTCCAACCCAAGATCGGATTCAAGACCCGTTATGGTCTTGTTGCAAACCCCTTCGCAGAAGGAACCGAGCAAGGTCTGGGTCGCCTCAAGGTCAACCAGAACCGTTACTACAGAAGAGTTCAGATCAAGAACCTCATGTGATCCATCGGATTCACAATCTGTTCCAGAGACCCGCAAGGGTCTCTTTTTTTGTCTAAATAAAATTATCTTGGAATGTTTAAGATGAAGGATGTTCTGATAACTTTTGGATGTAGTTGGACCTTTGGTCAAGGTTCTGCATACAAAGAAGGGATGACAGAAGATGAATACGATAAAATTTATCTTGACAAAGATTTATGCTGGGAGAATGGTTGGAGAAGACATGTTGTAGAACATTTTGATTTTGACCATATAAACTTTGGTCTTGGTGGTAGTAGTAATGATAAGCAGTTTAGATTAGCACAAAAATTCTTTGTATCTAAAAGATTCAAAGAGATATATCAACAAAATAGAAAGATATATGTTTTATGGGGTACAACTTCTGTTAATAGATATGATTTTTGGATCAAACAAAACTATCAGTATGAGCATATCTTTTTAAAGCATACTGATGGTCAGGATGTTCATCCAGATCTATTTGGAAGAAATTCAGAACCTATAGACCATATTGCTGCTTGTTTGACTAAATATTCTTACTATGAACCTGCTAGAGTAAAAGAATTAGAACTTCAATTTTTACATTGGAATCAGTATTTTAAACTACCTGTCTCTTATACACATCTGACGCTGCCGACGATCTACTCTGTGTAGATCTC